GTACTAACGTATTATACTGCGGTATGGGGTACAGAATCACCACCATGAATCTGTAAGTACTTCACCCTAAAAAATTTGCACCGTAGATTTTAAGCCTCTAGGACCCATTTCGGGCTAGGCCACTTCCAGGTCAGAGCAAACACAGTATAGTCCTGTTCTGCGGGCAACCATATCCATGCTTTATAGTAGGTCAAGGTTTTGCGGTAGTTGATGTGATAGCGTAGACTCCAATCTCTCAGATGTTGGTCTAACACTGTGTTGAAATATAGGGCACTCTGACCACCCGCACCCGTGGGCAAATTGAACTCTATGTGCATGCTATTATTTAAAAAATCTGTAAATAATTGCATGACTACACAAGCACAGTTCTTTAAGCTGTTAGTTGATCACAGTTCTGAAACGGGCTTTGAATGCCCTGAGTCCTTGTATTGGTATCTCAGTCATTTACTAGACAGCCGCTTAACTCGTGTAGATCTAATCCCAACGCCATCTTTTGCTGAACGCTACTTACTGTTGTCGCAGAGCCCAGATTCTGCTCAGTTCAAAGACTATGCTGATTCAGCACTGTTTTTCTGTAGTCTACTACCTGAGTATGGTCAGCGTAAAGGCCTAAGCATGGACTACTACGCTACTCTAGGCATATCCACTTACTATACTCTAGGTGACATGGTTCAAGACCCACGTTACACACAGCTGGGCAATTGGTTCTATCATTTACAAAAGTTTTTGAACTCTGCTATAACGCCACGGCAACGACTAGAGTTATTCCCAATATTATGACTGTGGGTTTGGTCAGTTGATACAGTGTCCATGCTGTCACTGTCACTGCTAGTATTAAACTGTCGATCATACTAGTAGTTATCACTCGGGCAAGGTAGAGCACTGTGAGCGACCTAGTCTGCGATCATGTATAATGTTAGCAGTTTAAGCCAAGGAAAAATTGCTTGCACTTCTATCGCTACCGCTGCTGCTTCGCAGCTCTAAAAAAATCGCAGAGGCTCCGCCTATCTAGACTACCACCACCCCAAGCTGCGAGCAGATTCATCGGTATAGATAGTTCACTGAAGTTTCGTTTTCACGCCACTTCTCTGCACCGTTTTTAAGGTGGAAACGTTCGGCCATTTCTGTCTTGGGACTCAGTGTAACATAGGTTTCAACTTCGGGATGTGTTTTTTTAATTTCAGCCTGTGCTTCTTCTATCAGCCTGCGGCCCGCACCCGCAGCATATGACCATATGGTATAGAACACCGCGGTATTGGTCTGTACCACAGTATTGACTAGATCTTCTACCTGGGTGGGCACGGATTCTAGAAATTTCACACAGGTCACAGCTATGGGCTGATCGTTGTCGTCTTTGAGCACGAAGATCGTGCTGTTTGAGTTTATTCGTTGTTCCAGGGGAATTTCAGGTCTCACAGGGTCGTCCTTGACTAATCTTGTGAGATCGTCCCCTAGGTCTCTGATGATGTGTAGCATTTTTATCCCCTGTTATAGGGTATTTATAATCTGCTACTATTATTTGCGATTTTCTAGGCTGAGTTCTTGGTCTTCTAGCTCGCGTATGCGATCAGCCAATTGATCTATCAAGCCGTGACGGCGTAGTTCTTTGAACACGAGATTTTCCGTAGACCATTCGCCCGCACGTTCCAGTCCCGCTTTTCGCATCTTTGTGACTCGATTTTTCACACGCTCTAGCTGGGCTAATTCGCTGTTGGTCAGAGCCAGCTGTATCAATCTGGTCATGTCCTGATATTTGGCATCCACAGCATTGTCGTCTATGGTGGGTTCTACTTTTTCGGGTTCGATCACCCAAGCATCGTTGCTGAGACTGTAGACGCCTGTGCTGTGATGTGGTTCGTCCTCGCCCTGTACATAACACTCTACTTCATGCCCACGTATGCGTATGTCATGCTGTTCTGACCACAGGCTCTTTTTAGCAGAATACAGCTCGCGATCTTCGTCTGTGGGAGTGCCGGGCACTATGAGATGCAGGTCTAGATCACTGTGCTGTGTCCATGTATAGTTGGCGTTTGAACCCGTGACTGTGATGTCTTTGACGGGTAGATCTATGCCCACGAACTGTTCAAAGTGTTGGGCGATTTTCAACAGCTTGGCTTTGACTTCAGGATCCAGCTCGCCCTCACGCCACAGGCGGGGATTTAGCTCGCGATTTACTGTTACACTTAGAGATTCTAACAATTCTCTCAGCAGCATTTAAACTCCGTAGCGGTTGCGTCGAGGCTGTGCCACAGGACTCTTATCATTGGTATCTGTGGGTTCATGACTGGTACGATCTGCTACCCTAACTCCTCGTTTACCAGTCTGGCGTTCTGCTCCTTTGATGATATCTTCTTCTTCATCGGTGTAGGCCACGATCACAGCGTTCCTGCTGGTTGGACCAACAGCATGTGTTAGAGTATGATCTGCCATGGCTAACCCGAATCTGTAGATCTGGTAACCATCGCTGCTGGGCATATCGGGGAACATAAACATGGATCTCAATGGTCCACTTTTACGCTTAGGAAATGTTCGTTCTGTGATAAATTCTTTTGCACGCATCCATTATTTAGTCCACTTTAATCGATAGTTTAATAATGTCTGCTCATTGTAGAATTCCACGATTAATTTACACCAGTGATCATCACGTTGTTCTAACATCAGCTGGCAGTTTCCACGCTGTTGATCTAACAGCCAACGGGTCTGTGCTAGTCCTATGGTTTTGTGTACTTTGGGCCAATCTATTTCGATATGTTCACCTTCGCTGGGTAACCAGCGATATAATTCTACTGCTTTATTCTTCATCTTGCGTGAGGTTATTGATAAACTGTTTGAGCTTGGTACTTTCTACTATGGCTTTAGGAGCAGGTGCTAGATTATGCCCTCGATTAGGATCTATGACACCGTCTTGATCTACCACCGTGCTGGATCTAGATTTGATCTGACTGATGATCTGATTGCTGCGTGTCTGTGATTCCAGTTCCTGCTGATCTTCTGGCAGATCGCTGATTCTCAGTGTTTCTATGTTGAACTCTAGGTCAATCTTTTGTCCTACACCTGAACTGGATCTGGTCTTCATCAACTGTAGCTGATAACGTCCACGTTCACGCATAGCACGGCTGGTAAAGATGCCGAACACGTTGTCTGCGGTTTGGATCTTTGATAGTCCGCCGGATATATGGCTGTGATCGAATTCTACTTCTTCCACAGCACCTCGATTCAACTGTGCGGCAGTGACAAACACACACTGTTTTTCCATGGCCAAGTTACGCAATTCTTCTGATACAAATTTATCTTTGATAAACAGATCCGCTGGCGAAATCTTCTTAGAAATGGGCATTAATAGATCCATATAGTCTACCAACAACACATCAACTCTGCGTCCAACCTTTATTTCATATTCTTTGATGTAGGCACGAATATCATTGACAGTCTTACCCGATGGCATGTATTTGACTTGGAATAGGCCTGCTTTCTTGCCCACTAGCTTGACCTTCATTTCAATGTCATCAATGTTGCGGAAGATCTCTTTGGTACTGACACCTGTGAGCATGGAATCGATACGCATAGATACCAATGCTTCTGAAAGTTCTAATGTTAGGTATATAACGTTCATCCCGTTCAATGCCCAGTTCACACCTAGGTTGGCCAAGAACAGACTCTTGCCAGCACCCGAACCACCTGCGAAGATATTCAACTCTCCTCGGTTCATGCCGCCAAACAGTTTACGATCCATGGTAGCCCAACCTGTACTGACCTGTCCGTTTTTATCTTTGAGTCCCATCAATCTAGCACGGGGATCAGCAAAATAGTCTGTGCCCATATCGCGAGCTAGGCCAATCTGTACAGCTTCTTTGATCTTAGCTTCTACTTGACCGTAATCGTGTTTTTCTAATAGATCAGCTGATTCAATGATCGCACGTTCTAGACTCTTGTGTCTAGTAAATGTTTCAAACTCATCCATTAACCAATCTAGATGCCCGTCTTTGAGCTCTCCTGGATCTTTGAATTCAGTACCGCAGGTAGCATTGACCATTTCAAACTCTGGCAACACAGTATATTGTTCT